TTTAGTCTTGAGGATAACTGGGATAGTATTGGAGACAGAGAAAAAAATGATGTTTTAAATAAATTACAGCCAGAAAAAAGTAGTGACTATATAAATTTGCAAAAAGTAGAAACTAGCCTTACTGGAATAGCAGCTAGTGAAGATATTGATTATCCCTATAAAAACAGATTTGAAGCAGGTAAAGGAACTATAAGAACTGCAAAAGTAAAAGGTGATCCTACAAAGTTAAGATTTCCAAAAGCTACTCAACCTAGAGGGGATGAAGCAGCTAAAAAAATTACTCTTCCATCTGTAGAAGATTTAAATAAAGCAATACACGCAACTACATTAAAATTAAAAGATAATAAAGAAGCAGTGGCGTTCTTTCAACTAAAGCATCTTTTAGGTATAAGAAATAGAGATTTAATAAATCTTACTGTAGGTGAAGCGATTGAAGATTCTCCTTTTGGAACGCTTGATCCGGGATCGAATACCCTGTACGGTATAAGTAACAAAGGCAACAGAACAAACTACCAACTACCATCTTTAGCTCAAGACATACTAGCTGATCTTGGAACAGATGCTAAAGGAAGAATGGGGGATAGTAAATCTGTAAAGTTGTTTAATCAAAGTGAAGCTAAGTTACGAACACTTGTAAACAACGCAATGAACGAAACTATGTCTGAAATGGGTTTAGACATTACGGATCAAAAGACTAGTAAAAAAATACCCTTTACAATATCTGATTTAAGAAAAAATGTTTTTGATGTAATAAATGATGAAGAAGGTCCGGGAGTAGCTAATCTTGTTTTAGGTCACTCAACAAGAGGGGATGTAGGTCTAACACACTATAAGGTAGATAGAAAATCAAGAAGAAAAATGTCTTTGCAACTAAAGGCTGCAGAAGAATTTGGAAACTTATATCTACAAGACATTGATCAAGTAAACCCAAAAAATCTGTATGAAACTTATGGGTTTAATAAAGACTTTTTTAAAGAAAGTTCAGTAATTGCTTTTGATGCTCCTAGTGATCCTCTCTCTCAAAAAAACAGAGAGACAACTTTAAAACTTGAGGGAACAGCAGCAGATGTAAACAAGACTGCTAATGTACTTACAAAACAAGTTGAAGGTAAAGTAAGTAATCTTACAAAGCAGGTGGCAAAACTACAAGCTTTAAATAAGCAAATGAATGAACTTACTGGTTCTCAAGAAGAAAAGAAACAAAAAGAACCTAAAAAGAAAGCACCACCAAAAGGTTCTTCAATAATATTAAGTGATAAAGCCAAATCTGCGTTTAGTAAAGCATGGAATGTTTTATCTGACAAAGGAACAAAAGCTTTAGTTGGTGCATTAGGAATAGAAACAGCTAGACAATTTATAGACAATCCTGCTCAAGCTGCTCAAGAAATAGGAACTGAACTTCTTCTTGAAAGAGGATTAGGATTCGGTCCGGGAGCTGCAGTAGGATTTGCTATGCAATCAAGTCCAGCAGGAGCAGGGTCTGATATTGTAGCAACTGATCCAACAGCAGAATTTAAAACTATATCCGAAGATGACTATGCAAATATGACATCTATGGGATTAGAAACATCTAAACAAGATATGGCTACAACTAATCCAATGAATTACGCAATGGATCAACAAATGAGTGATCTTCTACGTAAGGATATCCCTGACAAACAGGGTATTATGTAACTGGTATATAGGAGACAAAAATGCCAAACAACGATTATAACTACGGTGCTGCATACATAATGGGCAGTGACAAAACTTCAGTTGATGACCCAATGGGATCAAATCAATTAACTAGAGAAGGAATGGACTTTGATATGTCTAACACTGGTAACAATGAGTTACAGGTAGATATGCCAAAGAAACAGTCTAAGCCAACCGTTGAAGCTTCTTTATTTGCAATGGCAGACGACAAAAATTACTTTAGCTAGGATTTATTAATGGCTGATAACTTTTTAAACTCAGATGAGGAATCTGATTCTCCTCTTCCTATGTCCAATGCGGCAGAGATCATGCCCGGACTTGCAGGATATGTAAAGAGTAAATTTGAAGATTCTGAAAATGGTAGACGTTCCCACGAACACAGATGGCTACAAGCCTACAAAAACTTTCGTGGCATCTACGATTCTACTACACAATATCGTGATTCTGAACGATCAAAAGTATTTGTCAGAATAACCAAAACTAAAGTTCTCGCAGCGTATGGGCAGATTGTTGATATATTATTTGCCAACAAAAAGTTTCCTATTGTTGTAGAAGATACACCCGTTCCAGAAGGTGTAGCAAAGTTTGCCCACTTGGAAACTCCTATTGATCAGGTAGCACCTCCACCTCAAGACCAATATGGCTATGAGGGCGATGGCAGAGAATTACCTCCGGGAGCAACACAAGCAACACCATCGATGGATTTCTTAGGTGGTATGGAAGGTAAATTTCCAAATGCACCACTTGTTGAAGGTCCTGCAAAAGCAGGTGAACCTCAGATAAGTCCATCTGCTGAAGCTGCACGTAAAATGGAACAGATGATACATGATCAGTTACTTGATAGTAACGCAGTCAATGTTTTTCGTCACGCTATATTTGAAGCATCTCTTCTTGGTACAGGGATAGTTAAAGGACCTTTCAACTTTAATAAAAAAGTACACAAGTGGCAAAGAGATGAAGAAGGTAACAGAGAGTATATGCCCTACGAGAAAGCAGTGCCGAGAATAGAATCTGTATCTGTGTGGGATTTTCATCCTGATCCATCTGCTACAAGTATAGAAGACTGTGAGTATGTAATACAAAGACATCGTATGAATAGACAACAACTTCGTAGTCTTTCACAACGACCTCATTTTGATGTTGATGCAATAGAAGAATGTCTTGCAAAAGGTCCTAACTACGAAGACAAATACTACGAAGATACTATTCGAGAAGATGAAACAGAGCCATACTATCAAGAAAGTAGATTTGAAGTTCTTGAGTATTGGGGGGTAGTAGATGCTAAATTTGCTGATGAAGCAGGCTTAACTCTACCACAAGGTATATCAGACTTAGATCAAATACCTGTAAATGTGTGGGTATGTGGTACAATGATACTTAGATGTGTTCTCAATCCTTTTACACCATCAAGAATACCTTATCAAGTATTTCCATACGAAATCAACCCGTATCAAATGTGGGGTGTTGGTGTAGCAGAAAATATGGAAGATGCACAAATGCTTATGAATGGTCACGTAAGAATGGCTATCGATAACTTAGCACTTGCAGGTAATCTTGTATTTGACGTAGATGAAGCAAGCTTAGTTCCCGGACAAAACATGGACATCTTTCCCGGAAAGATATTCCGAAGACAGTCGGGTGTAACAGGAACTGCAATCAATGGTCTTAAGTTTCCAAACACTGCAGGCGAGAACATACAGATGTATCAGATATCTCGCCAACTTGCAGACGAGGAAACAGGCATACCGTCAATCATGCACGGACAAACTGGAGTAACAGGCACAGGTCGTACAGCATCAGGACTATCTATGTTAATGGGTTCTGCAGGCTTGTCAATGAAAACAGTTATAAAGAATATAGATGACTATCTACTAAAACCTATGGGAGAAGCTTACTTTCAGTGGAACATGCAATTTAATGAAACTGCAGAAGATATAGAAGGCGATTTAGAGATTAAACCTCGTGGGGTAGCTGCAGTAATGCAGAAAGAAGTAAGAAGTCAAAGATTAACAGCCTTGTTGCAAACAGTTATGAATCCTACCCTTGCACCATTTGTTAAGATACCAAACTTAATGAGAGAGTTAGCTATATCACAAGACATCGATCCAGATAGCTTAGTTAATGATGTAAATGAAGCACAAATTTACGCAGAGATATTGAAAGGGATGCAACAAAATGCTCAACAAGGAACAGGCAATGAAGGTGGCCCCCCTAGTCAACAACCAACAGATATGGCAGGGTCTGGAGGAGTACCTCCTCGACCACAAGGAACTAACGGTCAAGGGTCTGGCGATGGCACAATCGGAGTCGGAGCTACGCCAACTGCAGGGGAAGCTGGTTTTACTGGAAACCCTACTCAACCTCAAGAATAATGTAGAGAAAGTTAAAAGTAATAATGGCGTTTAGCACTGGAAATCCACAATTTGATTTTTTACTTAGTCGAGCTAGAAATAGAAAACGAGCTAAAGATGCTTTGCAAGAAAACAACATAGAAGTAGAGACATCTAAAGAAGAACAAGAAAACTCTGAAAATGAAACTCAAGATAGACCTCAAGTAGCAGACATAGGTGGATTAGGAGCTTCAGGTGTATCTGTTACAGGTTCTTCACAAGCTATAGCCGATGCTAATCAAGCAATGGACATTGCAGGAGTAGGTGCAGGTCAAACAGCAGGACAGGTAGCTTTTGGAACAGAGAGAGATAGAGCTAAATCTGACTTTGCTCAATCAAATCCTGTCGGTGCAGCTATTGCAGGATTTTCTACTGATGCAATAGCACAAGGAGTAGTAAGTACAGCACCACTAGGTTTAGCTATGGCTGGACAAATGGAAGCAGCTAAAATGGCTGCCAATGTTGGAAGTGTTCTTGGTAGTCCTGCATTTGGAATGATATCAGGAATTATAGGACCTACAATGCAAGACCCTTATGGTCAAAATGTTGCAATGGGAAGTGGCTTATTAGGTCAAGTATCTAATTCGTTAATGTCAACTCACTACAGCGTGGCTGATAAAATATCACAAGGAGTTCCCGGATATGCTCAGGGGTATTATCAAGGTGACTTAGTCAGTGTAACTCCCGGACTATTTGGAATTGGTCAAACTTACACTGGCGTAAATGTTCCTGACGTTAGTGTACTTTCTCCAACAGAGTTTATGGACATGCTAGATGAACAAGAAGTTTATAATGAATCTGTTGATCCCTTTGGTGGGTTAGGATCAACGAGTGTTATTAGTGATCCATCTACCATAAGTGTAGATACATTTGATACTGTTACTGATGCAGCCCAAGCAGGTGTGGGGTATTCATCCTACAGTCCAACAGGTAATCCAACTGGTGCAGCACCTGCAGGTTCACAATACAGTGCAACAGGTATATTTTCGTCAAATGATAACAATGATAGTGATGATAACAACAGTGGGGGTTCTGACTCAAGCTCTATGGGAGATAGTGGATATGGTGGAGGTGGTGGGTATGCTACTGCTTTTGGAGGTAAGATAGGTATGGCAATGGGTGATGTTGCTCAAAATCCAACAACTGAAATGGGATTTATCGGAGGACCTCCTGATCAATTTACCGAACAACAAACTATAGCTGATGATATACCTAAAGAAGTACCCGAAGGAACATTTGTAATTAACGCACCTGCAGTAGAATTTGCAGGTAAAGAAGATATCAAAGACATGTTAGTTAAGGCTTATGAGATAGTAGCTCAAGCTGATATTGATGCAGGAACTGATAGAACTGCCCAAGCAGCTAACATACCTACAAAAGAACAAGTTGATATAATGATATCACGAGGAGAGGTTGTTGTTCCCCCAGAGATTGCTAAAGTTATAGGGTATGACAAATTAGAAAAAATAAATAATCGTGGAAAAAAAGAAGTATCTCGTAGACAAGAAAATGCTGAAGCTCAACAAGCAGCAGAGGGTGGCTTTATAAATATGCAAGAAGGCGGCAACACCGAAAAAGAATTTGGTGTAGATGTAACTGAACAAATGAGTCCTGACTTTAAAAAAAAGATTAGTAATTTAATAAATAAAGGATTGACTAAAAGAAGCACGGTTGAACAATTGATAGAAAGTTTACCTGACAGAGAAGCACTTGCATTAACAATATTTTCAGAATCAGTAGTTTCAAAAGATTCTCCTGAAGCAATGAGAGCTATAGGTGAAACAGTTGTAAATAGAATGAATGATAAAACATACTCATTTAGAAATTTAGATAGTATAAAAGAAGTTCTAACAGGAAGATCACGCAAAGGTGAAGGTAGCAAGATGTTTGGCTACGAGGGTCTTGAGCCTAGCTTGTTAAAGAAAAGATTACCTGAAATGCTTAACAATACATATTGGCAAAAAGCATTAGATGCTGCTGACATGGCTATGGAAACTGAGCCTGACATGGAACAATATAAATTAAGAGACGATGTATTTACTTACGCAAAAGTAGGAGAAGCATCAGACCGTCTCAAGTCAAACAAGAGAAATGAATATTTTACTACAATAGGTCAGCATGACTTTTATAGTAGAACACCTGAAAAAGGTGGAAGAATATCAAGTGAAACAATGGGAGAATCCCCACAGTTTTATAGATAATTCGTCAGCTACCCAGTAATATCACTGGCCCTGACATCCGAAGCAGCTACCCACAGCCATGTGGCACTGCAATAAATGAGGTAAATACAATGGCAAAACAAGTAAAAGGTGCAAGAGCATATAAACCCAATGACTCCTTTGGAGTAATAAATAATCCAAATCTTTATAAAAACAAATACCGAGAGGAAGTTGATAAAGAAGATGAGGATGAAGTAGAAGCAAAAGCAGAAGACGTTGGCACTCAAGAAGAAGCTACCCAACAAGAAGGCTTTGTGGAAACTAAGCAGGAAGAGAGTCCTGAACACGACTACAAGAAACGTTATGATGATCTAAAAAAACATTATGACAATAAACTTCAAGAATGGAAAAGTGAGAAAGAAGCTTTAAAGACAACTGCAAAACAGATGGATTTAGACCCTTCAATTAAACTTCCCAAAAGTCCAGACGAACTAGAAGAGTTCAAGGGCAAGTATCCAGACGTATATGCAGTAGTGCAAACCGTAGCGGCAATGCAAGCTCAAGAACAATCTGAAAGTTTAAAAAAGGAACTTGAAACTATAAAAGGTCGTGAAAAGGAAATGGAAGTTCAAAGTGCATACAAAGTATTACTTGCCGCACACCCTGATTTCAATGACATCAGGAATGACGAAAAGTTTCTTTTGTGGCTTGATGAACAACCTCAATCAATTTCTGAGGGTATAACTAAGAATAATACTGATAGCAAATGGGCAATCAGGGTTCTTGATCTTTACAAAGCCGATACTGGCTTAAAAACAAAGTCTAACAAATCCAATGTGTCTGCAGCTGAAGCAGTTAGAACGCCAAGTTCTAGAGAAGTTCCAACTGACAAAAATGCAAACAAAAAGATTTGGAAGATGGAAGACATCGCCAAACTGAAATCGTGGGAGTTTGAAAAGCTTGAAAAAGAAATAGACCTAGCACGAGCAGAAGGGCGAATAACTCAATAACTAACCTCAAATAGAGGAAGGATAAGAAAATGGCTTTTGATACAAGTTCGGGGTACGGAAACTTACCGTCAGGTAATTTTGCTCCCTCAATTTTTAGCCAAAAAGTTCTTAAGTTCTTCCGTAGAGCTTCGGTTGCAGAAGATATTACGAATACCGACTATACTGGCGAAATTGAAAACTTTGGCGATACTGTTAACATCATAAAAGAACCAACACTCACTGTGTCTGCGTACCAGAGAGGTTCTGTTGTTAACCCTCAAGACTTAGCTGACGATCAAATTACATTGACCGTTGACCAAGCAAATGCTTTTGCATTTAAAATAGACGACATCGAAGAAAGACATTCACATGTCAACTTTGAAGCATTAGCAACTTCTTCAGGTGCTTTTGCTCTAAAAAGAAAATTCGATGCCAATATACTACAGTCTATGTCAGACGGTGCAGGTATTGCAGGTGCTGACGATGCAAGTTTATCAGGTGGACTAACAACTACTAATACAGCTTTAGGTACAGCATCTGCTCCTATTAACGTGGAGACAAATGATGCAGGTATCAACCTCATGCTATTAATGGCAAGAGTGCTTGACGACCAATCCGTGCCAGAAGAAAATAGATGGTTTGTTGCTCCTCCAATCTTCTACGAGAAGATGTTTCAAGCAGGTAACAAGATGGCAGAAGTACAGGTAACTGGCGATGGCTCTTCAAACCTAAGAAACGGACTTGCAACTCCGGGTACACTTGCAGGATTTAGATGCTACAAGTCTACTGCATTAAATAGTACAGCAGGTACTGACCAAGTAACATTATCAGGTGTCGCAACAGACGCTTCTGAGAATGTTATCTTAGCAGGTCATATCTCTAGTACTTCTACAGCGTCTCACATCGCTAAGACTGAAGTGGTACGTTCAACTGAATCATTCTCTGATGTTGTTAGAGGGTTACATGTCTTTGGAAGAAAAGTTCTTAGACCTGAAGCTCTTGTACGTGGCATCATAGATTTTGCATAGGAGGGATAACTAATGGCTACTTTTGATCACACCATAACTGGTGGGGGAACTGTAGGTCACCCTGCTCACGCAATCAGACCTTACATCATGCAGTCCAAAATATTTGATGCTGCTGATAATAACCTTACAGCTAACGATGTCATCAAGGTGATTGATCTTCCTGACAACTCCATCGTTCTTGGTGGTTGTCTTGACGTTCTTGAAGCTGGTGGTTCTAGTGTGACTTTTGATGTTGGAATTAGTACTGACATTGACGCTTTCTGTGATGGCGTTGATGGAAATGCTGATGCCATCTACAACTTTCACCCTACAGCTGCAGGTATCAATACTGTTATAGCCACTGATGCTATCCAAGTTAAAATCTTGGGTGCAGATTCTGCTGTAGTACGTTTCAGAGTTATTGCTTTGATTGCCGATATTGGTGATCCAACTGCAATGGTTCAAACTGCTGCTGTTCAGACAGGTGTCTAACAATTAAAATCGGGAGGGCAGGGCAACTTGCCCTCTTGACAACTATGAGGTAACAATGTCTGAAAAAGGTACAATGAAAGGTCACACCATAAAAGGTGGTCATAAACGCAAAACCAAAGATGGTGCAGGTATGACTAAAAAA